CTTCTCATATCTGGAAATCCCGTCCTGAAAAGGAATCAATGGGACTACAAGTATGACAACGACATTGAGGTAGAGTTTTGTAACTCTCCAATGTCCGCAGCCACGAATCACCTTAATAGGGTTCGCGGAGAAGCTGACGATTACTCAGATGCAATATCTGAAGTAGATAAATCGGCAGATGGGTTTATAGATTCGGCAAAAGCTATCAAGAAGGTTTGGGACCGCACCTCTAGCCAATTCAGGCATAAAGGACGCGGGCGGAAACGCTACAAGAAGCTCACACCATGTGATGTTTCGAGTGCCCACCTAGCTATCGAATTCGGGATAAAACCCGTAATCGGAAACTTACATCAAAACTACCTGGATCTCGTAAGAACAGAGACCGAAAGAGTAGTAAAAGTTGTAACCACACGCCCCACTTTCCAACAAAGGATCGTGAATGGCGAAACGTGGAATTGTAGGTATAGCGAACGCTATATCACCCAGGTGACGTTGTCGGCAAATGCCGGCGCACGACTGAACCTAGGTAATCCCCTCGAGTGGGCATGGGAGAGAATCCCATACACTTGGCTCGTTGATTACGCTTTCAACGTGGGAGATACAATAGCAGCCCTTGGCGCAGGTCGAGGCTTGATACACAACAAGACAGTGAAGATCATAAAACAATCGACACTTCTTGTGGCGCGCAAGACGCCAGCTGTGGGCTACACCCACGGAAGTCATAAAAAGCAAGTCACAGGCGAATCCTATCAAAGGATCGTCATGGACGAGCTTCCTCTACCCTCGAGGGTAGAATTCCGCGACAATATTTCGAATCCCATAAAGAAACTCACCAATGCTTTCGCGACGCTTAACAGCGTATCGCAGGGTTGCAGTGGGAAGGGATATCGATCTCCTGGCCGGTACTAAGACATCTTGTTTGGATCGCGTAGATGCCCGTCAAACGGTGTTTACATATGTGGTCCTTGCTGGAATTGATCACCAGCGCAATTGTAGCTGCATTCCGTAGTTACGAAACTATACTGATTGCCCGCATTTCGTGGGCTAACAATAAAGGAGGATCCCTCATGGGTTCCATTGCAACTGTTACATTGAAAGACGACGACGCTGACGCGACCTCGGCAGTATTTGAACCGAAGTCCGTTGTTGCAGGTATAGCCTCGTGGCTCCTTGCTGGAGTCACGGCCGCCGGTGCGAGGTTGCTTACGCAATCTTACAGCGACGCGACAGCTAGCAGACAGACCGAGAAAATTCGGGTACGTCTGGCAATTCCAAAGGAAGTGCAGCAAGCTGACCTCACCTATTTAGTGGTGAGTACTGGCTATATCTCTATCGAAGTTACCGTACCGGTAGATTGGGACAGCGATGACCGTGAGATTATGGCAAGCAATTTGCGCCATATCACGGAAACCGCCAACCCGCTCCACCTCGCTGTGCATGATGCAGAGCGAGTGTATGGGTAAGTTGGACCAACTCTGGGAACGGGTAAAGCACAAGTTTACAAAAACCACCATCTTGGTGGTGCTTGTGCCTCTTCCCTACCTGGGGCTGGACTCCTTACCTCCTCTCGTCGCACCCACAGATTGGGTTACATTGAGAGAGGATTAGCTTCAATATTCATTAACCATCATAAGAGGAAAATGATATGCAACGTAACAATAATGTGCGTCGTCACTCTCAGCAAAGCTTTGAGCTTGACGTGGTCTCTAAATTATGCCAGTTAATCGATACACCCAGAGCACTGACCGTGTACTTGTTGCTTAACAGCGACGAGCACGAACAGTATTTGGGCTTGAATATCGATCCTGACGACTACGATGACCATAACTCTTTTGCGGACGATCTGCTTGTCACGAAAGTGATGAGCAAAAGCCAAGTGTTAAACACTAGCTTTGATCTACCGCAAGAAGCCCTGAATAGTTTCTATAAGGGCGAATCCATGTGCGAAACGACTAATCATCGAATTGCCACGGGGGAGTTAGACTCTCTACTTTCCAGTTTATCTGGGATTATAGAAGGTATCATCGGACGTCTAGGGCGGGATGAACTCTCAGATATTGAGAGAAAGTTCCGACACGGGCCAGGGGCCAACGTCTCCACTGCTGGGTCTGGAAGTGTACCATCCGATAAAATCAGAGATACACCCAGCCTGACTTGTTCTCTCATTCCGTTCGCCCGGTCCCTAATGGGGGCTAGGTGGGCAGATCTGCATACAACACCTTTCGAGGTGGTGCAGGGGAATAAGTTTACTAACGTTCCAAAGAACAGTAAGACCGATAGAGGAATCTGCATTGAACCGACACTGAACATTTATGGTCAGTTAGGTATTGGTGCGATCCTCAAATCTCGTCTGCTCGGAGTGGGAATTGATCTTCGTGATCAATCCAACAATCAGTACCTGGCATCTCAATGCTTGGTAAATAACGGAGCCACAGTCGACTTATCCTTGGCTAGCGATACCATATCGCTTTCCTTGGTATATCGGTTGTTTCCGCCTGATTGGTTCCACCTGTTCTCGCTCTTCCGTAGCCCAATAACCACGCTCCCGAATGGGGACGAGGTGACAATCGACAAATTTTCGTCGATGGGTAACGGATACACTTTTGAGTTAGAGACCTTAATCTTCCTCTCGATTGCGATATACTGCAACGAAGGAGACCTGGATCTCGAAACCATGTCGGTTTACGGGGACGATATAATAATCCCCAAGACATGTACTCCCAAGTTATATGAGACACTAGGCCTCCTTGGGTTTAGTGTGAACGAATCGAAGTCCTTCCTGGCAGGAAGGTTCTACGAGTCCTGCGGCACCGACTGGTATGATAACATGCCGGTACGACCGTTTTACCTAAAGTCCGATCCACAAGATAAGGTCCCTGTTGCTTTAAAAACAGCAAACCTAATCCGCATCTACGCCGAAAGGCGTGGACTCGACGGATCTTGTGATTCCAGATATAAGGAGCTTTGGCAATTTTGTGCCTCGAAAGTTCCGAAAGTTTGGAAGAACCCTGTACCGCTAGAATTCGGCGATGTAGGGCTGATCGTATCCGAGAGTGAGCAGAATTGCCCACGCATCGGTGACGGTTTGGAAGGATATAAGGTTAAGTCCATTATGCTGCGCCCAGTACGGGCAACTGCTACGGACGATGCCTACAACCTTTCTAAGCAGTTAGGAATGTGTCCAATGAGTGGAGATTTACTCCATCCAGAGGCGGGCCATTTTCATGGCTTCATAGAAGACGAGACGTTCAAGAAGTACTTTGTTCGTCGCGCCGGCTA